TTGCATGACGAAACTTGGATACTGGCAAGATGATGCTCAAGTGGCCAGCGAGATTGCCGAAAAGTTCTGGGCTGACACAGTTGGGATCTATATCAAGATTGAGGAATTGCCATGAGAATTGACTACATTGATTTCTTCAGCAGACAAATTCCAGAATGGATGGCGCGCAGCAATCAGAAGAGCCAAGAGGTCGGTTTTGCTTCCGACGCTTATTGGCTCTGGGCAGTGTCGTCAATCGGAGAGGTTTGCAAACAATACAATGATGATGAACTAGTGACAGAGCAGTTCGGATTGCTCTTTAACTGGCTAGAAAAACAAGCAGGATAAAGCATGGAATATAGCAAACAGACAGTCATTGAAGGACTGAAACGCACGATTGAGCAGACGGAGGCTCAGATAGTTGAACTATCTGAGCCGTGTGTCAAATCGCTTGCTTTTAGCAGGTCCGAGGAACGTGATTTGCTAAAAAAGAAAGTGAAAAACTGGAAGAAGAGAATAAAGGAGTTGGAAGATGAATAAGCAGGAATTGATTAATAAGTATAAAGAATTGTGGAATGAACACAGCCCTTTTTATGAGCCTATACCTTATACTTCAATGGTTGAACTTTTTTTGAAAGAGTTGAAACAACTAGACGAACCTCAACCAGTCAAAGTTCCGCAGTTTGTGGCGGATTGGATTGAGGTTTGTAAAGAACATTTAACAACTAGTCTATATACTGCTATGAATCCAAACTTTATGAAAGAAAACAACCAAAGTTTCGATTTAATATTATGGATTAAAAAGACGAGCAACCAAGACCTCTTCGCTCGAGCGTGGCTGGACGGCTACGAGGTCGAGAAAGAGAAGCGGTATTTGGTGAAGATTAAAGGGAATATTAAAGAAAATACGTTGGTTTATGGAGAACTTTTGGAAAGGTATTTCTTTACAAAAGGCTTTACTTTAGGCAATGCTATATATCACCACACCCACAAAGAACTAGAGGAAGCAGACTTCGGCTGGGTGTTTGATTGCCCAGGGATTGAGATTGAGGAGGTGGAATAAATGGCAAAATTTATTCAAATCCAATCTTGTTACAGAGGGATTGTCGAAAACGAACTCATCAATATAGAAGATATTAGTCGCATCTGTCTAGGTCCTAACATCTTATTTCTACGAACACCTTACAGTGCCGGAGAGCGTCATATTTCTATCACTAAAGATTCGGTAGATAAATTATTGAAGGAGTTGGATATTATTGGGGAGGTGGAGTGATGAGTTATGATTTGGAAATCTTAGCGAAAATAGAAAACGGAGATTATATTCGTATCGCTGAACCTAAATTAGAACGGTACCCTGAAAAGTATGTGCAGTATGAACCTGAAAATAGATGGGGAACAGTCAGCGGTGCCTTAGAAGTTTTAAAGTCGCTGAAAGAGTGTATTTTAGAACAAGATATTGATACGAAATATTTATATATGAGGTGGTAATATGAAACGATTCATTACAGTATGTATCCTCGTCTCTGCTGGTCTAAACATCTGGCAGAGCATCCAAATCAAAAAATTAGAAGAAAAGCGCCCGATTATTGTCTATAAAGCTGATAATCAAGGCGCAGAAATCAAAGGCAGAGTCGTCCACAAGGAGAAGATTGGCGACCTGTATACAATCACTATTAAAAATTATGGCATTTTCGTAGTCACGCAAACAAGCTACGAATCATTGAGGATTGGAGACGAGGTGAGATTATGATACCGAAATATAGAGCGTGGGATAGCGCAAAAAAAGAAATGTTTAAAGATACTTTCGCAATAACAGAAAGTGGGCAAGTTGTAGTGGTTGAACAAGAGTCCGTCGCAAACTCTCCAGATTATGTTTTTGTTGAACATCTAGTCATCATGCAATCAACAGGACTCAAAGATAAGAACGGTAAAGAGGTCTTTGTCGGAGATATTATAAAATGTACAAGAGGATGCCTTCACGAAGTCTATATAGAAAAAGAATATGGCGGTACGTATTTTGGAGGAATGCCAGCTGTATACCTAAAAGACTTGAGAGAAGGATATGCGTGGACTGAGCATGAAGAAATCATCGGCAACATCTACGAAAACAGAGAGCTTTTGGAGGTGGCAGAAGATTGACGATCAATATCAAACAACGATTAAAAGCCTTGCAGTACATAGATATCAAAGCGAAGTCGAAGCACCAGGAAATTATCAGCCTGAAATCAAGCATCTTGCGAGGACAGCAGTTTAACAATATGCCGAAGTCAGAAAGCTCGTCTAATCGCTCCGAAGAATTGAACGTGCTGATTATTGATAAGTCAGAACAACTGTATCAGGAAATCCAAGAACTTTATCAAGAACGAGACGAGATGGTGCAAGTGATTGAGTCATTGGAAGACCCTATGGAAAATATTATCATGCGGTTGTTGTATATTGATGGATTGTCGTGGAATCAAATTCAAGCTCAGCTACGTTGCGGGCGCGGAACGATTCATCGGGCTAAAGAGAGCGCTTTGAAAAAAATTTCTAAAAAATGGAACTAATGGAACTCTTTGGAACTTTTAAAGTGATATTATGGTATTGTCAGAAAGTACGGTAAAGCGGACTGATGACTCCTTTAATGTTTAACGGTATCAGGGCGAAAAAGCTGGTAATTTCCTCTTTGTATTATTTAGTTCAACCCCTGGTACCGTTATTTAGATTTTTAGTGTAGTGGTAACACAACAGACTCCAAATCTGTTATCGCGGGTTCGATTCCTGCAAAGTCTGTGAGAGGTCTTACAAAGGGTCACACAAACGTGTGGCTTTTTGTTTTGTAGAAAAATGGAGGTGATGGAAAATCGCTAAATTAACTTTAAAACAACAAAGATTCGCTGACGAGTACATCATCAGCGGGAATGCGACAGATGCAGCTATTAAGGCAGGGTATAGCTCTAAATACGCTAATACAAACGCATCTAAGTTACTACAAAATACTACAATCAAATCCTATATCGACGAAAGGTTGGCTCAGCTTGCGTCTGAGAAGATTGCAACGCAGGAAGAGGTGCTTACTTACCTAACTTCAGTCATGCGAGGAGAGACGCAGGAACAAACTTTGATAAGTATCGGAGAATTAGGTCAAACGATTACGGATATTGATGTCGGGGCGAAAGATCGAATCAAGGCGGCTGAGCTTTTAGGAAAACGTCATAGGCTTTGGACGGACAAGGTAGAGGCTGACATTTCTGGAACGGTGGTGTTCGCGAATGAGTCAGACATATCAGATTAAACAGAATGATGTTGTTATCGATCTGCCTAAGATAGTAGGTGGTGGATACGGTCGGTTTTGGCGTTCTCGTAATTTCTATCGTGTCGTGAAAGGATCTCGTGGTTCGAAGAAATCAAAAACCACGGCTCTTAACTTCATCATACGCATTTTGAAATATCCTTGGGCTAATTTACTTGTAGTACGCAGATACTCAAACACAAACAAGCAATCGACTTACACGGACTTCAAGTGGGCAGCTAACCAGCTAAAGGTCACTCATAAATTTAAATTTAACGAGTCTTTGCCTGAAATCACAGTCAAAGAAACAGGTCAAAAGATTTTGTTTCGTGGTTTGGATGATGAACTAAAAATCACATCTATCACGGTCGATGTAGGTATACTTTGTTGGGCATGGTTCGAGGAAGCATATCAAATTGAGACTGAAGATAAGTTCAGTACAGTTGTTGAATCAATCCGTGGTAGTTTAGACGTACCTGATTTCTTTAAACAAATCACAGTCACATTTAACCCGTGGAATGAAAGGCACTGGCTCAAACGCGTCTTTTTTGACGAAGATACTAGACGGGCCGATACGCTGTCAATGACGACCACTTATAAATGCAATGAGTGGCTGGATGAAGTCGATATCAAGCGTTATGAAGATTTGTATCATACGAATCCAAGGCGTGCAAGAATCGTCTGTGACGGTGAGTGGGGAGTTGCAGAAGGGCTTGTATTTGAAAATTACAGCGTTCGAGATTTTGATATACAGGGCACAATCAAGCGAGTAGGTGAAACTGCTGCAGGTCTTGACTTTGGTTTCACGCACGACCCAACTACTTTCCCTCGATTGGCTGTCGATCTGGATCAAAAAGAACTGTGGATATATGCAGAACATTACGAGCACGCTATGACCACGGAAGATATTTACCAGATGATTGCCAAGAACGACATGCTAAATGCTGAAATTACAGCAGATAGCGCAGAACAGCGCTTGATAGCAGAGTTGAGATCTAAAGGCGTAAGAAGAATACAAGCATCTGTGAAAGGCAAAGGCTCAATCAATGCCGGCATAGACTTTATGAAGCAATTCAAAATCTATATCCACCCATCTTGCGAAAAGACGATAGAAGAGTTTGATACGTATATCTACAAGCAAGACAAAGACGGAAATTGGTTGAATGAGCCAATTGATGCAAACAACCACGTTATTGATGCGATTCGATACGCTTTGGAAAAATATCATATCGAAAGAAAATCAACACAAGATCGCATGAAGAATGCGTCTTATTATTTTAGGAGGTAAAATTGGAAGTTAAATTCTTAAACGGCACGCGTTTTGACAGCAAGTCAAATGAGCATTTCATGATGATGACAGAAGACTTCGAAGCCATCGAATACGGTTCTGATAATTGGATTGAACAGCTAAAACGTTACGTGAATCGTCACAAAGCAGAACAACAACCTCGTTTGAAAGAGTTAAAGCGGTACTATAAAGGCGATAATAATATCAAGTATCGACCTGCTAAAACAGACGAAACTGCGGCAGACAATCGCATTTCTAGCGACTTTGCTAAATATATTACTATTTTTGAACAGGGGTACATGCTGGGGAATCCGGTCGAGTATAAGAATGAAAACAAAGCAATCCTTGAACATATCAAGGATTTTTCAGCCAAAAACAACGAGAAGAAACATAACTCCTCAATCAAGAAAGACTTGTGTGTGTATGGCCGTGCTTATGAACTTTTGACTGTAACGAATCGAGGCGGCAAGGTTTGGGTCAAGCTGTACAAGTTAAAACCAGAAGAGACTTTTGTTATCTATGATGATACATACGAGCAAAACTCGCTCATGGCCGTGAACTACTACGATATTGACTATGGAGATAGCAAGCGTAAGACGATTATAAAAGTCTATACTGCAGATCATATCTATAGCTACGAGTGGAAGTCCACGGATAGCGATAAAATGGCGCTCAAGGACGAGCAAGAACATTACTTTAAAGCTGTACCAGTAAATGAGTACAGCAACAACGAGGACCGCTTAGGTTCTTATGAGTCGGTTTTGGACAATATCGATGCTTACGACTTATCACAGTCTGAGCTTGCAAACTTCCAGCAAAATAGCAACGATGCCATCTTGATGATTAAAGGCAATCCATACACAGGAACGGAGGAAAACGACTTTTTGGAAGATGGACGAATCAATCCAAATGGTCGGCTGTATGTGTCGCAAGCTTACAAGAAAGCACAAGTTCTCATCTTGGACGATAATCCAAGCCCAGGCGGAGCTAATCCAGACGCTAGCTATTTAATCAAGTCGTATGATAGCCAAGGCGCAGAAGCATACAAAAAACGCTTAGTCAATGATATTTTGCGTTTTACCTTCACTCCGGATACGCTTGATAATAACTTTGCTGGTACGCAATCAGGCGAGTCAATGAAGTACAAGCTCATGGCTAGCGACAATTACAGAGAACAGCAAGAAGATCTGTTTGAAGCCGGCCTCATGCGTCGTTTGCGTTTAGCGGTTAATATCTGGAAGATCCAAGGCAATGAAAATACAGCCTACGAACTCATCAATGAAACTTCGGTAGTCTTTAGTCCGAACGTTCCACAAAATGAAAAAGAAATCGTCGAGATGATTAAGTCGTTGTATGGAATTGTCAGCGATCAGACTATTTTTGAATTACTGAATCAAGTTACGGGTGTAGATGCTACAGATGAGCTGAAACGTTTGAAAGAGCAAGAAGCCTTGGAGCAACCAGAACCACGGTTAGATCCAGTAGATGAGGTGGTCGATGATGAGCAAGAAGCCGAACCAAAACCATCTTGATTATTGGTCAGAACGGTCAGATGAAATTTTTCGCTATCTAGACCGGAAGGACATTGATTTTTTTGCCGAATTAAATAAGGTCTATCAAGAACAAGCTAACGAAATGCAAAAAGCCTTTTACGATTTTGTTAGCAAATATTCTGAAAATGGGTCTATGAGCTATCAGGAGGCGCTGCAACGATTGAAAGGCACCGACCTGTCAGATTATCAGGCAAATGCCAAGAAGTATCGTGAGCAGGCCGAGAAAGACCCAGAATTGCTTAAAAGGTTGAATGAACAATATGCATCATCTAGAGCGACAAGATTAGATGCTCTGCAACTAGATATGCTCTTTCGTGCAGGTATCGCAAGAGGTCTTATTTCCGAAAAATTCGAGAACTACTTACAAAGAATGGCTCTCATGGGTTATAAAAAAGCCATGGGCGGTCGGTCTGGTGCAATAAATGAGCCAGCTCTAAAAGAACTAGTTAGAACGCCGTTTAATGGCTACAACTACAGTCAGCAATTGTGGGGGAATACAGACAATCTTGTCAAAGATTTAAAAAAGGTTCTAAGAGCTGGATTTGTACGAGGAGATCACCCTCGAACAATGGCGCGTGATTTGGCACAGAAATATAAAGTGGCCAATAGCCGAGCTGAAACGCTCATTCGAACAGACGGAACGATGATTGTCAATCGTTCCGCTATCCAACGTTACAAGGATGCAGGGCTGAAATACTATCGCATATTGGTTCATCTTGACAATCGGACGACTGAAATTTGTAAAAGAATTCATGCGGAAGACAAACGGTATCTGATTGATGAAATGCAAGCTGGAGTAAACGCTCCGCCTTTTCATTTTAACTGCCGGTCAGGTGTGATACCTGACGAAGAGGAACTAAATGGTGATATCAAAGTTCATGATCATGACTTTGAAAAGTTAAGAGATGATCTTGCTAATTTGTGGGATGATATATCAAAAGGGAACGTAAGTTATAAGAATATCGAACGAAACCTCACAGAAAACTATATCATTGGACAATTACCGACGATTCCTGGTACTGAGGAATTGCTGAAGAATGTACAAATTACTGGAAAAAATCTAGCAAAAATCTTAGAAAAGCATGGCACAGAATTCCCATTGGAGCAAATGCTATTGTTGCAAGAATTAGTTGCTAATCCAGATTATGTCGCCGATAACTCTGGTCATCATAACAATTCGGTACTGCTCTATAAAAAAGTCCCTGAACGCTTGAAATATCTAATGGAAGCAGCGCTTATACAAAAAGATGATGGTAACTACATCATCCACTACCATAAAATTAAAAAACAAAAATTAAATAAATTGAAACGTGAGCAAAAGATACTTTACTCTAAAGATGATATGTGATATACTTAGAGTAGAGATAGAGGTTGAAAAGTATCCGCCTCCAACGCGCCACTTAGCTAGTGGGTCGAGAAATGCGGGCGACATTCGGCGGTCCCGCCTATCTTGCGCTTAGATAGTAATCTAGGCGCTTTTTTGTTGCCCAGAAAGGAGATAAAATGTTTATTTGGGAATGGATATCAATCGCTTTCGGGTGGTTGGTATTTTTGTTTTTAATCTTTATTATTTCAGCGTTAATTAGCGGGATAATTGATGGCATAAAGAAAGGATTGAAGAAATGAAATACAGAAAGAAACCTGTAGTAATTGAGGCGGTTCAGTTCGTAGATACTGAAGAATCGATTTTAAAATTGTCAGAATTAGGATTAGATCCAGTTCGGATTGATTATGCTGACCTAGATAATCCAATTTTAAAAATAGAAACACTTGAAGGATTGATGATTGCAACAGAAGTTGACTACATTATCAAAGGTGTGCAAGGCGAGTTTTATCCATGCAAACCTGAAATCTTTAAAGAAACATACGAAAAAGTAGAGGAGTAAGATATGTTCATCTGGGATTTAGTATCAATTTTATTTGAAGTGATTTCAACAGTCATTTCAACTCTAAAAGTCGGAATTGAATACAGAAAAAAACTGAAACAATTGAAAAATAAATAACCTAACCGCATCGAAATCGAGGCGGTTTTCTTATGCTCTAACCGTATGGAATCCCGTACGGTTTTTATATTGTCCAAACTGTACCGATGACAATAAAAGCTGTACTGTTCCGTCGCCGGACGTAAAGCGAGATTATCGAGTGGCGACGTAATCGCTGGAGGACAATTATGTCAGAAGAAATCAATAGAACTGTATCTACTGAATCAACTGAGACTGTCGACACTCAGAACGATAAAACAGTAGATGTAGAGTCAAATGCAGGTAGCGAGAAGCACGAACGCACATTCACCCGCGCTGAAATCGGAAAAATGTTAGCTGCTGAACGTTCAAAATGGGAAGCTGAACAAGTTACAGCTATTGAACAAGCTAAAAGCGAAGGCGAACGACTGGCTAAGCTAACTAAGGACGAACGCGCTAGAGAAGAAGAAGCGAAACGAATCGTTGAATTAGAAAAGCGCGAGCAGGATATAGCCGAGCGTGAGATGAAACTAGCGACTCAATCGCTTTTGGCAGATGAAGGGTTGCCACAAGAATTTTTAGATCATGTGCTAGCTCCGACTGCTGAAGAAGTGAAAGCTAAAATCACAGCTTTGCGAACTGTATTTGATAGCGAAGTTGAAAAGCGTGTGAACGAACGACTGGTTCAGAGCGCGCCTCGTCGTGGTACTACAACAGGAATCACGAAAGAACAAATTATGGCAATTGAAGACACTGACAAACGTCAGGCCGCGATTGCTGAAAATATCAATCTTTTTAGAAAGGGCTAGAACATGACTGAACAAAAATTAACTACTATGGCTGACTTGGGCGAAATCAAGTCTATTGATTTTGTTAACAAGTTTTCAAAAAATATCAATGACTTACTGACACTTTTGGGCGTCACACGTCGTCAAGAACTCACAAACGATCTCAAAATCCAAACTTACAAATGGACTACTGATGTGGATGCAACGAATCCAGGTGAAGGTGAAGATATTCCTTTGTCAAAAGTGGTTCGTACGAAAGGTGATGCCTATGAAGTGGCATGGTTCAAAAAACGTCGTTCAGTATCTGCTGAAACAATTGCACGTCACGGTGCATCTGTTGCAATTACAGAAGCTGATACACGTTTGATGCGTGAAATTCAAAACGGAATCAAGAACCAATTCTTTACATTCTTGAAAGCAAATCCAACCAAAAATAAGGGCAAAGGCTTGCAAGGTGCACTTGCTCAAGCTTGGGCTAAAATTGCAACATTTAACGAGTTCGAAGGTTCACCTATCGTTTCATTTATCAATCCGCTTGATGCAGCTGAATATCTTGGTGATGCAGGTGTTGGTGCGAATGCATCTAATGTATTTGGTTTGACATTGCTCAAAAACTTCCTTGGTATGCAAAACGTGATCGTAATGAACGGTGTGCCAGAAGGTAAAGTTTATACAACGGCAATTGAAAACCTTGTATTTGCTAACTTGAACGTTGCAAACGGTGATCTTGGTGGATTGTTTGCTGACTTCACAGATGAAACTGGTTTAATTGCAGTCGCTCGCGATCGTGCTTTGAAAAACCTCACTTACGAATCTGTATTTTTCGGTGCTAATGTACTCTTTGCGGAAATCCCTCAAGGAGTCGTAGAAACTACTATCGAAAAAGTAGCCCCTACAGCAGTACCTGGAGGGTAATCAATGACAGCGATTGATAAAAGTGAGATTTTGAAAGAAATCAAATTATTAAAAGGGGTAAGCGATAATGCGCAGGATGACTTGCTAAATTTGACCATCAAAGAGAGCACAGAGCGCATCCTTGCCTTCGTCAATCGCTACTCCGAAACATCAATTACGGAAATTCCAAACAACGCAGCCTACATCGTCCGCGATGTGGCAGTGAAACGATTTAATAAACTGAACTCTGAAGGGACTAAAGCTGATAGCGAGGAAGGACGGGCTTTTACTTGGGAAGACAATTATCTATCCGAAGATGATAAGCAAGTCCTTATGTCTCTTGCTACCAAAAAGCGAGCTCGAGGAATCGCACGTTTTATTTAGGAGGTGATTCTATGATTTATAGCCAAAGAGTTATTTTAATCAAAGAAGCTGAGCCTGAAGATGAGCTTTTTGGAGACACAACTCAAAACGAAACTAGTCCTCTGCCATGCCAGGAAAGCTCTCTGACGAATGCAGAACAAATGGGGATTTTTGGGAAGTACAACCTTGATAGCTTCAAGCTACACCTTCAAGGAGTTCACACTGGTTTCTCAGAGGTTATCTATAAAGGTAGGCGCCGAAGCATCCAAGGGAAGAAACATCACAAAAATAGTACGGTGATTTACCTATGAGCTTAACTTATCGTGTGAAAGGATTGGATAAATTCCTGCGCGAGACACAGAGAAAAGGACGACAAGTCCCTATCGCTGTAGATAGGGAATTGAATCGTTCCAGTCTACGTGTCGAGCGTTTGGCTAAATTGTACGCTCCTTGGGATACAGGTTGGCTGAGTGAAAGCATATACTCGATGCAAGAAAAAATACTTGGTTATCAAGTCATTTCACCTGTTTTTTATTCGATATATGTCGAGTTAGGGACACGGAAAATGGCCGCACAGCCTTTCATGGAACCAGCGATGAGAGAGGAATATCCAAAATTGATGAATAACCTTAATAAAATGTTTAGGAAGTAAGTGACGATGAATTCTCCAACAACTGAACTATTAAACAGCTTAAGAAATAAATTGAAACCCTTGAATGTTCCAATCCATTTTAAGCTACCTAACGCGTCCGTAACCGAGCCTTTTTTGGTGATTGGAGGAATTGCATCTGACACATCAAAAACGGCGCAGACGGGGCTGATAATCGAAGATAGCACGGTTCAGATTGATATTTACTTGCCTGGTAATAAAAATCGGGCATACGCTGAAGATATAAAATCGCAAGCCATTCGATTGCTGGGACGTAATACAAGGACTACTTCAACTATATTGATGGATAACTCAATCGGTCGAGAGGTCTATCATATCGTTATCAAGACGACCGAAACAATATTATAAACAAGGAGGTCCTGACTAAATGACTGAAAAAGGACAAGTGAAAATTACAACAGCAAAACCAATCGTTGGTAAGAAAGTATTTTACTTCATCCAATCGATCCATGCTGAAAAAGGAGAGGGAGCCTTGCTTCCTGCATACCGTACAGACGGAACAACTACTCTTGGGGGCGAATACCAGGATGAGCAAACACAACAAGGTCGCTTGCTTGAAAAATCAAGTGACGAGCACTCAATCGAATTGACTCAATACTTCGCTCCAATGGATCCGTCAATCAACGTCGTCTTAGACGCGCAAGCTAAGGGTGAGTCAATCAAGATTTGGCGCGTAATTGTCGATGATAGTGTCAAAACTCAAATCGGAGAAGATCCAAATAAAAAGGATGCTTATCCTGCGAAGTTTGGCTATGCTAAAATCACTGATGACGTGGAATTCAACGATGGAGTGGAAGAGTTTGTCGAGCTTTCATACACTGCTGGTATCGTTGGCCGTCTTCAGGATGGTAAATTCCCACTTTCTGCTGAGGAATTGGCTGTATTGAACAACATCTACGCTTACCAAAATCCAGGCGAAACTACAGGCGACTACGATAACATCCAGCGCTAATCTATCTAAGAAGGGTGACTGTCAAAGGTCACCTTTTTATTTTATTTGTAAAAGGAGTATATACACATGGAATTTAATGTTGCAAAAAAAATCGTTGAAATCAAATTTGATTATCGCTTAATGTTCAAAATTGACAAAGATATGGCGACTAAAGATGCAAATGGCCAGTCCGCGGGAAATGGTGTTGGTGCGCTATTCTTCAAAATTGTCAATCGTGACGACCAAGGAATCGTTGATTTGATTCAATATTGCGCAAGTAAAAAAGGTAAGGCAGTGTCTGAAGATGAAGCTTTAGCAGCTATTGAAGCACGATTTGAAAAATCGGAAAGTGATGATCCACAGGAAGAACTATTTCAGGAAATTGAAGAAGAAATGGTGCAGTCAGGTTTTTTCAAGAAGAAGATTTTGAAATATATCGAAAGCATGAAACTTGGACAAGAATTGGCACAAGCTCAAGCGGAAACTGGGGATCAAACAGCAGAAGCTCAAGTCAAAGCAATTTCAGAAATTATTGGCAAGATGGAAAACGCGATATCTTAACAGAATGCGCAAGGCTTGGTTTGACCGACCAAAAAACAATCCTGAGCTGCAATAAGTGGGAGCTTGATGCCATTTTGGAAGGTCTTTACTACAAACAAATCGAAGAGCGCGAAGCTCTTTCAGGTCTAGCTCTTGAACTGAGATATACATTGAACGCGAAAAAAGTCGATGCGAAGAAACTCAGTAAAAAGAGAGACAAGGACAAAGTCCGAAGGGTTTTCCATCCGGACAAAAAGAAAGAAATCAAAAACAAAAACGATTTTGTGACATTGCTTGAAAAAGCAAGTCAGATGTTTGCAAATAGAAATTAGTAATAGAAGGAGGTGGATGTATGAGTTTTGACGGTTCTATTCACGCTTATATTGGGGCAGATACTAAAGATTATGAAAAATCAATGAATGAAATAGTGTCAATTACCAAACAAGCATTTGATAATGCCCAGAAAGCTGCGGTCAATAGTTCAAATCAAATGATTCAAAAAATTGGTCAATTGATGAATGAGTTGGCAAGTTCAAATGCTTCAATCGGTCAAAAAATAGACCAAGGATTTACAGGCGGTTTAAATATCGCTCTGGGCGAAATCCAACGTATTGCATCCAATATTGGGCAGCGTTTGCCAGAGCCCATAAGGAAAGGCTTTTTAAATGCGTATCTGAATATTAAATCAGTTTTAGGGCTGATGAAATCAGACCTTTCCGCTTTAGGAGGGCATGTTAGTAGTGTAGCTGGTAGAATCAATGCAGCATTGGCCAAGGCTTTTCATTTTGATTTAACCAAGGCTATTAAAAGCCCGAAAGCAATGTTTGTTGAGCTAAATGGTGCGGCAGACGCTTTCGCAACAGGTTTTGCTGCTAAAATCCACAAAATCGGAAGTGTTTTTACTAATCTTTCCAGTCACTTACCAGGGCCTTTTAGTAGAGCTTTCGACAGTATCGGTACGTCTCTGGCTGGTTTTGAAGCGCGTGTACTGACAGTAGGTGGTAAAATTACCAGCGCATTAGGGAATCAAGTGCTGAATCCTATTATGCAAAGCTGGTCTAGTCTTTTTACTGGTTTAACAGCTAAAGCGAATAGTTTTGCGGACCGCATAAGCAATACCCTAGGCGGTAAAATTGTCAGCAAAGTCAGCGCCTTGTCAAGTAAAATTTCCAGTGGTCTGGGTAATGCTTTTCAACAAGCAGGTAGTAAAGCTACTAACGCTTTGATGGGGATTGTAAATCACACAAATCAAGCGGCATCTGCTACAAGTAATCTCATCAAGACAGCTCTGGGCATTTCTGCAGCTTATGCAGGATTTAACTTTATCAAGAATGCAATTGGTGGTGCTATTACCAAATCAGCAGACTTTGAAGCACGTATGAGTAGTATCAAAGCGGTTACTGGTTCTAGTGCTGAAACGATGAAGCAGTTCCACGATGCTGCAATTAAAGCGGGCGCTGATACAGCATTTTCTGCTACTGAAGCGGCAGAAGCTATTGAGGAATTGGCGAAAGCTGGGGTATCTACCAAGGACATCTTAAACGGTGGTTTGACAGGTGCCTTAAACTTAGCAACCGCAGGCGAGCTTGACCTGAAAGAAGCGGCAGAAATTGCTTCAACTGCCTTGAACGCGTTCAAACGCGACAACCTCAGTGTGGTAGATGCAGCGAACCAATTAGCAGGCGCAGCAAACGCTTCGGCGACAGATGTGCACGAATTAAAATACGGCCTTTCTGCAGTTGCCCCTGTGGCTAGCGGTCTAGGTCTTTCTTTCAGAGATACAACTAACGCCTTAGCAGTATTTGCTCAAAATGGTCTTAAAGGTTCGGACGCGGGTACATCGCTTAAAACGATGTTGATGAATTTGCAGCCACAAACTAAGGCGCAGACGAATATGATGAGAGAGCTCGGGATCATAACTGCTGATGGAGCAAACCAGTTCTTTACTGCAGAAGGCAAAGTAAAATCATTTGCTGAAATCTCCCAAGTTTTAAAAAGTAGCTTAAGCGGTTTAACAGAACAGCAACAACAACAGGCTCTAAAAACAATGTTTGGTACGGATGCTGTGCGTGCTGCAACTATCGCGATGAACGAGGGTGCAGATGGCGCGAACAAAATGCAAGCAGAAATCAGCAAGGTTACTGCTGCGCAAGTTGCTGCCGAAAAACTTAACAACTTAAAAGGTGCTGTTGAAGGTTTAAGCGGGTCGTTTGAAACCTTGCAAATCAAACTTGGGGAATCAGTACTGCCATTATTTACCACAATCGTGAAATATGTGGATAAGCTGGTAGATAAATTCAGTCAATCACAAGGGATTCAGAATTTCACTGATGCAATGGCTACTATCAATCCTGTCTTAGACCATTTCTTGAATGGTACGAAGTTAGCTGATGGTGTCATGGATAAATTCGCTAGTTCTATGGCATCAGCTGCACCTATTTTAAGCCTGGTAGGTGGATTGCTAGCTTTTGGTCCTGCTACTAAGGGTTTGACAAAATTGACAGGTATATTAGGTGGCTTAGGTGGTAAGATTGGTGCTTTGGGATCAATTTTAAGTAGCGGTTTTCTTTCAGCAGCTGTAGATGTAGGGCTATTTGCATCAAAACTTAGTGGTTTACCTGGTGTCTTGGGAAATGTTGCAGCCAGAGGTATTAGCATTCTTAGCATGATGTCACAGGGCATCAGCTCTGTCATGAGTGTTGCGTTGGCAGCTATCGGTCCTGCTGCGATTCTTGGTCTTGTAGTGGCTGGATTGGGGATTATTAACAACCAATTTGGCACACAAATAGACCAGTTATTAAATACAGTAACGACTAAAGGGCCTCAAATCATTCAAAATCTTGTGTCAGGCATAACAAGTCAAATCCCTGCTTTGATAGCATCAGGCGCTGATTTAATAGCTAAATTTGCTAGCGCTTTTGCAACTATGTTTCCTGTCTTGGTGCAGGCTGGTGTTGATTTGATTGGTAGTTTGGTTCAAGGAGTAGGGCAAAATGCTACATCTCTAATCAGTTCAGCAGTGACTGTGATTGGAACGTTCGTGCAGTCTATTGCTAGTGCGCTTCCACAGTTGCTTGGTATGGGTGTTGAATTACTAGCAAATCTCGTGCAAGGCGTTCTTAATAATCTTCCGCAAATTTTGCAATCGGCTCAACAGGCAGTGATGACATTCTTGACTGGTCTTGGCCAACAAATGCCACAGATTATCCAAAATGGAATCCATATCCTACAAAATCTAGTAACTGGTATCATCCAATCATTACCAACAATTTTGCAAATTGCGGTACAGGTTATCACATCCTTTATCCAGGGATTGGTATCTAACTTGCCTGCGATCATTAGTGGCGGTATACAGCTGATTGTATCTCTAGTTCAAGGAATCATTAATAATCTTCCACAGATTGCTCAATCTGCTGCCCAAATCATCGGCACATTAGTCACAGGGTTAGCAAGTTCAATTCCTCAACTCATCCGTGGTGGCATTGAGCTAGTTGCAAAACTAGTGGTTGGTTTAGTAGCTGGTTTGCCGAAAATTCTTGAAGCTGGTGCTAAAATTATCTTTGAATTAGGCAAGGCGATGTTAACAGCTGTTCCTGAAGCAATCAGTGGAGTTGTTTCGGCAGTAGGAGATTTCTTCGGTGGTATGTGGGATTTTGTCACTGGAAAAACAACCGAAGGAAGCGAAGTTGTTAAGGCTAAGACGACAGAAATGTCGGATCATGTATCTGCTAAAACGACAGAAATGTCAACGAATGCAACCTTACAGGCGCAATCCATGCAAACGAATGTCGGCCTTTCTATGGATGCAATGAACCTTGATACTCAAACCAAGGTAAATGCTATGAGTACAAATGTCGACACAAGCATGCAAGGACTTGCAGCAGCTGCCGGTACCAACATGCAAACATTGAGTAGTAATGTATCCACAAACATGCAACAAGCTCAAACGACTGCAACGACAGAATCAGCTACAATGAATGCGAATGTGTCAAGTAATTTGAGCGGGTTAAATACAAGTGCTAGTTCATATTTACAGGCACTTCAAACAGATTCAAACACGGCATTCCAGACAGTTCAAAGTAATGCAAGCGCTATTTCTGGCAGTACAGCAGCAGCTGTCTCAGGCAATTATAGCACCATGAGTGGTAATGCGACAGGTTCAGCAAATAGCATGCAGGGGTCTACTACCTCGGCATTTTCTACTATGCAGTCTAATGCCGAAAGTAGTTCTCAAGCAGTTGCAAATGCTGTCACGAACAACTTCAAGAATGCTGAAACCGCTGCGACAAATGCCATGAATGGCGTTTCTAAGGCTATTACAGACGGCATGAATAAAGTTGACCAAGCTGCAACTTCGGGTGGGAACAAGATGACTCAGACATTCGATAGTGCTCTGAATAAGGTCAAGAGTTATGTCCAACAGGGCATGTCTGCCGTCTCATCCGCTTTTAATAGCGGCATGAATCAAGCTGTCAGCGTTTCATCTTCTGCAAATAGTCAAATTGTGAGTATCTTCAATGTACTAGCTAGCCATCTGTACTCTGTCGGTGTCCATGCAGGTTCAGGTCTCTATAATGGATTAGCAAGCATGGCTGGTAGTCTTTACTCACTCGCATATTCAATCGCTTCTAATATTGCAAGCGTGATGCGTTCTGCTCTGGATATTCATTCTCCATCTCGAGTGATGAAATCCATTGGTGGATTCACAGGCGAGGGAATGTATATCGGTATGTCTGATTGGGTGCGCAGAATCAATGGTGTTGCGAAACAGTATGCGATGGCGATTACAGACCAAAGTTATGGCGTTGATAGCTTGATTACGACTTCAGCCAGCGTGAATAATACTGGTCTGAAATCAAGCTTAGAAAATCTAAGCGATGATGTGAAGAATTCTCAATTATCAAATGCTACATTTGAAATCCATAACGAAATTGTGGGCGACAAGATTTACACGTCTGTTAAAGAGCGAGAAGCTCGTGATCGTATCAAAGACGATTACTTTGTTTATGAATAGGAAGGCTATGAAATGGATTTACTGATTACACATGCTAACGCTGAGATTAAATTATCTCAGCTCGGCATTTATAACATTAAAATTGTTGATAGTACGCCTTCTATTGAGGTAGACAGGCGGACGGTTAAGGGGCGCAGCGGATATATCCATGACGGGATCACCTTGCGTCAAAAAACAATTAAAGTTTCTGGAAGGTTGGCAGTTGCCAGCCTTTCTGAATTTATGGAAAAACAAGATGAGATTGCAGGTTGGCTTTATGGAGATGAACCTTATTTCATCACTAAAATGCACCCAGTACAAGATGACTTGTATGGATTTGAGCTACCTGGAGCTAAAACAGGGGATTTAAACCTTTTAGATATTCCTCACACTGCTTGGAAGTATCGATATAAGGTGCATATCAGCAATGAAATTGATTATAACTTTATCGGTAAATCAGCAGCAGGTATGAAATATAACGTTTCTTTTGAGCTGGTGACTGCTGAGATGCCATTTGGCGAAACTGTACCTCGAGACATTGTTTTGACTGGAGGAGTTATTCCATATAAGGGTACAGCAACTCTCAGTCAGCTAGAAGTGCCTTATGTAGTCGAATTGACTGCAAGCGCTAGCCAAACAAACTTCTTTTTGGAAATTGATGGCAGACGTTGGGTCTATAATCATACTTCAACACCGATTAAAGAAGGCGATAAATTACGCTTGTCCGGTGTTGAAAATGTAATTTACAAAGGCATGGCATTGCCAGATTTGAACATTAACATTCGAACAAATTATGAATATTTTGTCATTCGACCAAATCCGCAGAAGCAAGTTCGTTATTCCACTGATTTTAGAGGGACGATCAAAATTCTAGGTTTTAAAGAGCTATATAAGTAAGGAGGTGATAGATTGATTACATTTGTCGATGAAAAAGGTACAGAGCATAGTGCTCTAGTTGCTTACTCTGTAACTAATGCGGTCAATGGTGAATTGTCTGTGAAAGGCACAATCTATACCAATGATAAAGTCTTGCACGGTATAGGTCGAGGCTGGCGTTTTCGTTTAGATGATGAGTATTTTCGTATTACTTACGCAAAACCTAACGACACAGGGAGACAGATTGAGGTCGAATTTGATGCAGTTCATCAATTCTTCTACGACATGTCAAAATCTATGGTTTACACTATTTTGAATGGCTCAAAACCATTTGAAACTTACCTACAAGCGATCTTTTCAGGTAGTGGCTATACTTACAATTTGGAAACAACAGTCGGGTCTATTCGAAAAGAAAATTTTGGGAATAAGTCTCGACTGTCACTTTTCAACGACATTATCAAGGCCGCTGGTCTTGAATTTTCTGTCCGTGGACATGTCATTCGAATCTTAAAACGAATCGGAACAGACCTGTCTACAATCGTTCGTAAAGATTTTAATATGAACGAGCTGAAAATAGAAAAAGATATCAATAGCTTTGTAACCTACCAACGTGGCCTCGGTGCTTGGAAAGACGATGAGGATCATTCGAAAGGTCGTTATGAAACATCATACGAGAGCCCACTATCTGCTATTTATGGACGAATTGAGGCAGACCCTGTTGTAGATGAGCGCTACAAAGATACAGGGAAGTTGTTAGAAAGGCTGAAAGAAAATGTGGATAAGTCGTACAAGGTTTCTGTCGAAATCGATATGGAAGACTTATCACAAGCTGGCTATCGAATCAGTCGTCCAAATCCGGGCGATTACATTATGGCCATTAATGAAACCTTGGGATTTCGTCAAAAAGTCCGCATCGTGTCGTTTACCAGCGAATATGATGTAGGTGGCAATCTAATTAGTCGAAAGGTTGTCTGCAACGATATTGGAACGGTCCAGCGGGTAACAAGTGAAATTAGTCATTTATCACGTACGCTAACTGATTCAATCGAAGGAAGCGAACGCGCTTTAAAAACGGCAACAAAAGCTTTAGTGTCAGCAGATGGAAAAAACACGAACTACTTTGGAGATGTGAAGCCGTTAGATGTGCCAAAAGGGACATTGAGAAAAGGCGATCGCTTATTTTTGACTGTCGGTGACAAAAAACAACTGTACTTTTGGAACGGAGCAGAATGGGAGCTTGAACCAACAGAATTCGACCACGAGAAATTCGATATGGAGTTCAATCGAAATTCTCAAGAAATTAAAAAAACTATCCAAGAAAATAGGCAAAAGGCTATAGAAGCCTTACAAAACGCTGGCGCAAGTAGCTTGCTTGCTCAGGAAGCCAAGCGCATTGGGTTGGATTCGATTGCTAAACTTGAAGCGTTTAAGTCGCAGACTACGAGCGCACAAACGGCTCTGTCGGGCGACTTGGATGCTCTGAAACAGACGGTCACAAGTGAAGTCAATCAAGCTTCAGAATATCGCAGAACGACCACAGAGGCTCTTAGTCGAATGACTGGCCAGATGAATGGATTTGCGACTAAATCTGAAGTCAAGCAAGGCATTGACGGGCTAACTCAGACCTTTGCCAAAATGAAGGTCGGTGGCAGAAACTATTATCGAGATTCTGAGAAGGTTCGAACAAGTACGCGTTTCTTCCCGTTCCCTCTACATCCATATCTTTCACAAAAAAATGTCGGGGAGACTTGGACTTTATCATTTGACATAAAAATTAATGAAGGTGGCGAAATTCGCCCTCTACTTTTTTATCACTATCAAAATAACCGCTTCGGTCTGAAAGCTAGTGCAAACATCACTCCAAGCAAAGAATGGCAGCGATTTACGTTCACAGGTCCAGTTATCTTCCCAAATGATGACTCTCGTTATTCGAGGGGAGAGATGGCCTTGTATGATTACGCTGGAAATAATAACTATTCAGTGCGCAGGATTAAACTTGAAAAAGGCACTCTAGCAACAGACTGGAGCCCAGCAATCGAAGACACTGATGGTCTCATCACTGAAGCTAAGGCTATCTTTGAGCGGACAGCTCAGGGGTTGCGAACCGACTTATCAGCTA